CATTTAAAAGTCTAATTTAACCTTTATTAAAATTTCGTTAGAGAAAGATTTTAATATTGGTTGAGATAACTTAGCAATAGCTAATAATTCGTTATCGTTGTTATAGAGACCAACTGATGTGATATATGTTTTAGGGTCACCAATAAATGTATTTTGCGCCAATCTTCCTTCAGAGCCAGATACATATGTTGGGTTATTACTAAAATTATACTCAGCATTTTTAGCTCTTACAAAGTAGAATGTAGATTTAACCTCTTCTTCATTTCTAGCTTGGAAACCATCATCAGAATCTTCTACAGCCGCACCACTAATAGCAGTAAATAATCTATTGTGGTTTTGTTGGTCAGTTTGACTTCGTACTGTTCCAAGTGAGGCAGATGAATCAAGAGCGGCAGCCCCTAATACAATGATACCTTGTTGTGGGTATACTTCACCAAATATAGAAGTTGAATTTACAACACCACCTACAAGAGAACCAGATACAACATTGTATTTAGTTTGTCTTGCGTTACCTGATTGGTTAGTGTCACCACTATCATCGATTAATCTAAGTGTTTCACCACCTGAACCTGAAAGAACTAATTCCCAATTTCCTGGGTCTAATCTATCTTTTAATCTTGCTCTATTGATAGCGATTACATAAACATCATCTTGATTAGTATCTTCCCATCTAAAGAATTTTTGGTTAGATGGTAACAACACTTGTTGCATTTGTGAATATATTGCCGATGAAGGTGAATCTTCATTAGTACCGGCAGAACCACTACCAGCGTAGTGACCATATGCTACTGAGAACTGAGGTTCATTTGTTGATACCGTTGGTAATCCGTTATAGATTTCGTAGTAGTATGATTTTTGAGTACTTGATTGGTAAGATGAGGTGTGGAATACATCTAATTCACCACTTCCACCTGACCATAGTCCTCTTGTTACTCTTTTAGTACCACCCTCTACGATATCTTCAATTGTAAAAGCAGTAAAAACTTTACCACTACCATAATCGTATGCGCCTGCTGGAATTACAGGAGTATCATTAGTTGCGATGTCATCGCTTGTTAGTACATCAATTGGAGTTACTCCACCAGAACTACGAGGACCCGATGATAATACAGGTGTGGTTCTTCCACCACCAGCATTAAGGTTTTGTGATATTACATTTCCACCACCACCGCCACCAAAGCCGCCTATAAACTCAGCACCACTGATATAAAATCCGTTACCAGCAGCTGCTCCACCAAAATAATTATTATTACTGAAAAATGCCATAGTCTATCTCCTTATCTCTCAGTTACCTTGGGTGTTAATGTTATATCAACCTCAGCTCTACCACCAGTCTCATTACCTACTATGATAACTCTCGTAGTAGTAGTTGTATTGACAGGAAGATTATTTGTTGGTGTAAATGTAAATTGATTTAAACCATTTACAGCGATTGCCTTATTGGTTGCGTAAGAATTTACATTTATAATAGGAGTTACTGTACCAGGTACACCGGCGTTCCCTTGAATTGCGCCAACATCACTATTAAGTAATATAGCGGTATATCCTAATTGTGAATTACCACCATTTTTAGTAGTTACGTTAATAGTTACAGGTGTTCCTTCTTCCGTTGCAGAAATTGTAGTTGTTGAAAGTTCGATAAATGGTAGCTTTACCGTAGATTTAGGTAAAGATAACAATTTATACTTCATTAAATAGTTTTCATCAGTAATAGCCTCCAAGATTGGCATATTCTCGATGATGATTCCGTAATAGTCACTACCTAATGAATGCGCAGGATTCCAAAGGTCATAATCAACCTCATCATCCGCAAGTGCGAATTGGGTAATTTGAAATTTGTCTCTACCTTCCGCGAGTAACTCTCTTCCTCTCTTGGTAAGGATAGCGTCTATTGTTACAGATGAATTATCTAAAAATCCCATATTGTTTCCTCTTTTGTTTCAATATATAAATATTGTTTTTTTTATTTTTAAATGATTTTTTAAAATCTACTTCTTCTTCTTTGTCTTTTACGAAGTTGTTGATTTATAACTTGTCTTAAATTATCTGGATTTGGTACTGGTCTAACTTCCGGTGGATTAGTACGACTTTTACTAAATACAGGCGTTGATTTTAAGATACTACTTTCAGATTGTCTATCAGTAGCTTTACTTATTGTATCGTTATCTTCGTTTTGTTTTATGTATTGTTGAACCGCAACTAAATCTTGAGCTGGGGTACTTCTAATCTGCTCTACTGTCTTAGGTCTCTTACCACCACCTCGACCAGAGCCAGCACCACCACCTGAACCAACACCCACACCCGTTGTGGTTGTGTTGTATATCAATGTATTTGGGTCTACCGTTGTAACAACGATAGCTGGTTCACCATCAGGCGTATCTAATGAGTCGGTAGTTAAAGAATCACTTGTGACCTTACATCCATTGTATATCAGATTTTCCATAGCCAATGATAAACGTGTATCTTGTATTTGTGCTAAATGGAATGATGCTGAATTAGCGAACTCAACTCCCATAGAAGCGCTCTCTTCGGTACTCCAAAAATATTTTGGTTCTAAATAATATCTTGACAATCTTGAATCTAAAATATGAGAACCTGTTGGAGAATATTCCCAATATGGATTTGTATCCGTAAAGTATTCACCTGAAGAACTAAGTCTTTGAATATCCGTGTACTTGTAAATAGATGCGGCAAATGCGTCTTTTTCTATTGAACTTGTATATGTTAAATAAGAACCTGTAATAACATTTAATACACTTATCGGAGCGGGTTCGTTGTCATATTGATTTTGAGTATATGTTATTGTGTCTGGTCTTTTATAATTGTTTCTTTCAAAAACGTGTGGTTCAATCAAGATACCTTTATGCCAATCGGCTCTAGCAGGAACCAATTGTTTCATTGAATCAAATATAGACATATCATATCTTGATAGAATATCCATAATCAAATCAAGAGCAGTACCACTTGTGTACTTTTGGAAATAATTTCTTGCACGATAGTCTAAATCATCATACCCATCAATGTTTCTTACATCAGTATCACCAATTAAATCATCTGCTTCGAAATATCCCTCTGAAGCATATATGTCAAAGTTTATAGTGTCAGTTGTTGAGAAATATGTTCCAAGTAAATTTGAATCCGTACTTGCAAAATCGTATTGACTTAATTCGTTTGATTTATCAAATTGTAACGACCCTCTTAGTGATGATGATTCAATTCTAACTTTTTTATTTGATAAGTTTAAAGCACCTACCGATGGAATAGTTACAAACTGAGTATCAACTTCACCAACCAAATCCAATGGTTTCATATTGATTAGAGACGCTGATAATACCAATCCGCTATCACTTGCCGTAAATTTTTGGTTTGGATGAATTGAACTTATAGAAGATGTATTAGTGGTAAAACTACTATCAGGGAATATACGATACATTAACTTATCATACGATGTATCAATATCTAAGTCAGTCGTGTTATCATCACTAAAGTATGCTTCTCTATTTTTAGCGTGAGCTTCTATAATCTCATTTGTAATACCATCACGATAATATCTAATCTCTTGAATACTTGCCGTTTCATAAGAATTTACGTTTCCATCAGTAGTTGGGCCAGGCACTCGTACCGTACCATTAGCCGACCAAACACTTTGGAAATCGGAATCGTTACCAGACTTAGATGCAGTTGGATTACCTAACAACCTACCCCAATCATCGACCCAAGCGGCTCTAATATCAATAGATGATGAGTTTAATGTGAATACAACTTCTCTACGATTTACATATGGTACATAACTTGAACTTATAGCACCATTAGGCCAAGTAGCTCTAATTCTAGCAGTTTGGTCTCCTGAGTTGTAATCCCAATAACAATCAATATTACCACCCGTACTATTTAATCTAAGGATGTGATAATTTTGTTTTGGTAATTTACCTATAACTTCAATCGAATCTGGTCTATCTGATTGTATATCATCCCACGGATTCGAAATATATTTTGATGGAGATGCTTGAAGCTTGTATACAAATCTCTCGTGTTCATATTCATTTTTATCATCTTGAATTCTTGGCCCACCATATTCTCTAATTTTTAAGAATGTTTGTGGTACACCATAAGATGCTACTAATGTTTTAAATGAACGAGCAGTACCCTTTGATTTGTAGATATCAGGTAAGTTGTTTACCAACCTTCTCCAAGTTTCCTCTACAATTTGTTTAGTTGGTTTAGAATACAATGAGCCCGATTGTAATGGACTACCATTTGATTCCAACCCTAATTCATATTGCCACAATGACCTATCCGAATATCCGTTGTACAATTTCCAGCCCATAGAGTTAGCTACATACTCTAACAAATCATTTGAGATACCATCTAATGGATGTTCTTCTCTATCATTTATACTTGTTATTGCTTTTATGTAGTTCCAATATATATCGAAGTGCTGACCTAACATATCAACAAATAATGAATACTCTATATTTTTTTCATCCTCTTGAATGTTTACAGGAATGATTCTTGATAATCTATTTTGGTTTGTAGCGTCATATACCGAAGCGCTTTCAATTGTACCAGTATACCAAGTTTGTGCGTCAGCCGATGTAAAGTCGTAAAGAGTATGTGGGTCTCTACTTACTTTTGGATATGGTTGAATTGAGTATGCTGATGATGAGTAATGGGTATAGAATGTATTGTCATTACTATAATACATCCAATGTTCAAAGTCATCAAATGTACCAATCAAAGCATCTCTTCTTTTTATTGAAGATGATATGTTTGTTAATGCCTCAGAACCACTAACCCCTTGTAGTAAGGTGATTCTAGCATCATACTTTTCAATTTCTTTTATTTTATATGTAAAGTTTTCAACACGTTCTTTAGCTGATGAGAAGTTTACGAAGTTATCAAATGATGAATAATCAATGTTTAACTTTACATTACCCAATGAGCCACTAAACAATTTATCTACTATTTTTTGACTCGTAGGGTATCCACCATCTAATAATGTATTCCAATTTTCAAATTCACCACTACTTCCTCGATTCGAATCAATATCTACTTGGAAATTTGGGTCAGAGAAAAAGTCTGGTTCTATTTGGTTTGTTAATTCAGAATATACAATTATTTTTTCTATATAAGAATTTAATAACTCCAATGATAGCTTTGAAGTATCATTTATATTTACTTCATCTGGTAGTGGTGTGTATAACTTGATTATAGCCTCATCAATTCGTGTGAAATTGGTGTCTAACGCTCGATATGAAATTTCCATACTCTTACCACCAATTGGAACATAAATACTTGAACCAGGATTAGCGGCAACGCGTAAACTATCAGATACATCCGATGGTACTTCACTTTCACTTAATGGTCGGTTGTCTCCCTTTTTTATCCAAGACAAAGTGCTGTCAGGATTTTTTAATAATTTAAATTTATCAAAATTACCAGTAGCTTTAACATAAACTGTAGATGGGCCTGTTGTGAAATTATAATCAGATAAGGTTATCGGATTTTGCCCTCCTACTACTCCAACCTGAGATATAGCCTCTCCTAAATTTACCTCAACAAATGTTTGATAAGGAGTTTCATTAGTATCGTTACCAAAAAGATTACCTTCAAGTGCGTTTTGATTTATTGGTAACCATAAAAATTGCCCATTAGTTGAACTCGGATATCTAAGTTTAGCTTGGAAAGTACCACCAATTGGCCCAAAGAAATCCGCATTTAAAATTGGTACAAGCTTGTTATCACCAAGATTTAAATTTACAGGTAAATGTCTATCGGTACCAGAAAATGTATTTGTTGTAGCATCGAGGCCGGTTTGTTTTAAAAACAAATCTCTAAATGCACCTAATCCATTTGGATAAGTTGATTGAATTTTAACTTCAGTTCTATCTCCCGATATTTCTGCTATCTTAACATTACCGATGTTATGTAAAAAGTTATAGACTACGCTGTATGTACCACTGTTATACCCAGCGTCTCTAATATCCTTTTCAGGTCTAACACATATTGTGTATCCTAATGAAGAGTTACCTTCGGTTTCTATTGGAAGGTCATATGTAGATGATAGTAATGCTTCATCCGCATAGTAATGTCGTTCAACCGCAACTTGTGATAAATTTGGCAACCCTTCTATGTCGAGTCGTTTTACTCGTGGTAAATTTACGTTATTACCCAGTATAGATAAGTCGCTTGGTGAAAATGTATCACCAAATGTCGGAGCTTTTGAAAGTACCTCGCTTGTATTTGTAAATCTATCTAAGGGCATTCTTTAAATCCATATAGTTACCATTATAAATATTTTCTCTCATTCTTTTTCTGACTTTTGATGTCGTATAATAATCATACCCTTCTATTTCAAATAAACCGGGAATTATTTTAGTAACATTTAAAGATTCAGGAAGTAACCTTCGTTCTAATGTAATTCCATTACGAGTCTTTACACTGTAGTTGTGATTTTTGACTCTTTTAAATTTGTTCAACTTTGATGGTCTATCACATTTTTTTCTAAGTCCAAGGTGTTCAGCCCACAAGGTTTCACAACTCCACTTTATATCTACAAACATTTTGGATTGAAACCCAAGTACCATAGCGGTATCCATAATGTTTTTTAACTTGTATGGGTCTTTGATTTCATTTCTTAAAACAATATCAACATCCATAGTTTGAATATTAGCCCCATACATATTTTCGGCGAAAGACCCTACTAAATAACATTTATAGTCCGATAAATCTACCGATGAATTGAACTTATTCCACCAACCTATAAATCTATCTTTCCTTGGGGCTTCCCAAGGAGTAGTTGTTTCAATATCACCGATTCTAAAGTAAAACATCTTTTATTCGTTTTTAATTAAAATTACCATAGAAGCTGTCATAACTATCTCCGTTATACCAACCACCAGAACCACCGCCAGTGTTGTTACCACCACTTGGATTTCCTGTGGCAGCATCACCTGAACTTTGCGCTCTAATAAGTTCTACTCCCACATTGAATGTACTTATAACATTTACATTCGACCCTACGTTTGGAAACTGAAATGATAATTCAGAAAAATTAGTTTCAAAGTTATTGACAATATCGTTTCTGCTAAATCGTTCTACAACTGTTGGGCCGTTTTCACCAGTATCCATATACACCTTACCATATTCAGGCGTATCTACCGTAGAATCAGTAGACGCTGGTATTGTATATGATACAATTTGCCCTCTAATATTTCGTGTTATTTCTCTACGAATTGGTGTACCCGTACTTGTATTTGTGTCTACAGCCATTATCTAACCACCTTAAAAAAGAAATTATCATCAAAGTATCGAGTTGTTCCATTTTGGTCAACTCTAAATATAAATTTGTAAAATCTTTCAGGTTGTAATCCGTTAAACCAAAATTTAAAATAGTTACCTTCAGAATCACAACTTAATTTAGTATAATTAGTATCGAATGGAATAATTACTTGTTCCGTTTCAGCATCAACTACCGAGTAATATGTGGTAGTTGGTAAGTATTTTACCAACGTATAATTTGATGTAGTTGAGAATGTTCTTGCTGGGAATCTTTCTCTACCAAATACTCTAATCTTACCTTTAGATGATTCTTTGTACTCAGTTCCAAGATTCTTAACATATAGAATTATATCATCAGAATCTAATGCGTCTAATGAACCTGTAACGAATGATGAATCATCCCAACGAACTTCTAATACTGGTGGGTAGATTGTATTTGTATCTGAAGAGAAAAACTTGATTGAACCAAACTTAGTTGTTGATTGTTCATCAGTTTTAGATTTCTTAATAATAAATCCATTGTTAGTTCTTGTACCATCAATCCACTCACTAACATAATCAGTAACTTCTACATTAAGGTCATCCGTATATTTTGTGAATGATTGTTTGTAGTGTCTACCATTAGCAAACGAAGCGGTGTACCAAGTACCACCACCTGTTGTTTTAGCCCAATGAGCATCGTAATCAAAATCAGTATATCTTGCGTCAGATGAAACATCGAATGAAGATACTTTAAAGTTATCTAATGAACCACTAAAATCACCACTACCACTACCAAAGATTGTAAATCTAAAGTTGTGGATTCCATCTTGTTGTGCTGTAAAGAATACTGATACGTTTTGTGATGATGTTAATGCTGATACATATGAGCTTTGTAAATATTCAGATGAATCTAATATTCTACCATCTGGCTCTTGAATATCAAAAACAATACCTTTAGCATCACCCTCAGCCGATTGTGTGTGAATTGTACCGGGGTCGATTGCAAAGCTAGCCGTGTATACAGCATCTTCTTGTAATGTTACTTTACGATTTAATGTAGACCCACCAAAGTTAGAAGCTGACATTATTAGTTTGAAGTCTCTAACTACTTGACTCTCTTGTGAATTACCTTGATTTAAAATTCTATTATTTACAACATATGTACTTGGTATGTCACCATCAATATTAAATTGGTCATATACAATTACTTCAGGACCTAATACTGAGTAAATAAAGAAGTTATCCAATGACCCAACCGAACCATCCGCACCATTGTTGTCAAAGTATGTGAACTGAATTTTATGTACATCATTGTCACCAACAGCAGCTGAACCGCTGAATGTCATTTTGTATGACCTATCACCCTCAAGAGTATCAAAGTATCCTGTTACTTCGGATTCATCATAATAAGAACCATCTGGTTTATATACTCTAAAGTCTATACCAGATAATGTTAATTTATTTGCTTCAAATTCTAAAGTATACACTACATCCTCTTGTAAAGATGCTGATAGATTGGCGGTAGCACCTCCATAGTTGGATGCTGATAATATTAATAATCCACCACTTACAGCTAAAGAAGGAGATTCATTTTGAGTCCCTTTTATAGGTTCTACCATTTCAAATCCACCTACATTAGCAGCAAAATTATAGTACGCTTCTAAGGCAGGAATTTGTGATGGGTCAGTTGGTCTATCAACTGTAGCGTTTGTTGTATCCCAAGCATCTGATAAACTTCTGCTTACCCAACTAACGTGTTCGGTATTATGTGGAGTGTCTGCTTCAGACCCAAGACCCTCAGTAAATCCTTGATATAATGGATATACATATAAATCATAGTTAGATGAGATTTGATTACTTTCTATATTCTCTAATCGTAATCTATATTGTGGTGATGTAATATCGCCAGATACAATAGATTGTGAGATTGATGATAAATCAAACTCAACCACAGCCCTACTATTACCCAATAGAGTAGTATTATCGGTATCATAGAATTTACCGATTTCGAGAATCTCATCTTTACCCGTGTTTTGTAACTTACGAGATGAGTCTTCGTATAAGGTTGCGTCTTTACTTGGATATATTCTATAAATCATAATCTACCTTTAAAATAACGGAACTACTCTACCTCTAATATCTGTATCAGGATATTTGATTTCAAATAGAGATGGGTCTTTTGGTGGGTAAACTACTCCGTTCTTTGTAGCCGTTTTCATATCGTATCTATGTTTTGAATATGTTCCACCATATTTGTTTACAATTTGTAAACCACCAAGACCATCACTATTAGGTCTAACCACGGATTGAACTCCATCAATTTCATCTAACATAACATATATGTCTGATAATAATATTGGTTGGTTTATTTGTCTTTTATCTATACTAAAATAATTTTTTACTTTTTCTATACATTTGAGTAATACTTCATTTGAGTTGTAGTTTGGTTTTACAATTATCTCAAAATCAACACCAATGTTTACAATATAACCATTCTTGATATTGATAGCATCCGTAAGAACTCTATAATATGATAGATAGTTTGCTAAGTTTTGTTTGGTTGCGTTGTTTAGTAATGCTAATTTTTTGTCAGCGTCATATCCCAACACATATAAGTTTACAGCTAATGGATTAGCTATTCGGTCATTACCATCATCTAAGAGTGTGTTTATCTGAAAATCAGGAGCAACAAACGCTTTTGCAACAGACCCAAACTGAGGTGGCATAGCGTATGCTCTTACAAGGTAATCTTCACGAGTTACACTTCTATTTTGTGCACTAAAATATGCTTTAGCGTTTTCTCTAACCTCTTCCATCTCCTCTTCAAATCGACCACCTCTAGCAGGCGCTTCGTTTGTAACAGCGATAGAAGATACTGAAGAGTCGTATTGTGCGTTGTCTAATCCCGTGTTTGGAGTTTCTACTACCATCTCAGAAATTTGTGTTAAGTCTTGTGATACCACATTATCAACTACACCATTACTTACTCTATACGTTACAGTTAGTGTTGTGTTAGCTGGCGCTACCCCATATGTTTTAGAATACATAAAGTTTGATGGGTCTATACCTTGATTGATATCACCCGTTGAATTGTATAACGCTGAACCTACGTTGTCGGGGTTCGGTAATAACTCTTCATCAGAGTTTGCTGATACACCGGCGCCGAATTGAACTACAATTTCACCATCATCAGTTATCCGTGTTATATATCTCTTTGGAACTTTTTTAAGTTTTAAAAGAGCTGGGGTGTCGTTGTTATAAGCTGAATGTTCTAATGAATACTCGGAAGTATTTGGTGTTTCTTCAAATACCGTGTCTTGACCCAAGTAATCAACTTTTGTCCATTCATCACCATCATCGTCTGTAATCTTAATTACATCAATTAACCCATCTTCATCTTGGATTCTAATCTTGTCGTATATCTTTGGAGATTCAAATGTAAATTCAGCTGTTCTTTCTTTACCACTAACGGCTTTAACATATTTTTTTAACAAATATTGAATTGGTTCATTTGTGTTATCATCGATTTGATATACTGATACCTCAGTTGGGTCGAATGATGATGAATAACTAAATCTCACTTTTTGTGTTGTACTGAATTCAATCTCAGCATCTGATTCAGCGGTTACCTTCATACCTTCTTTTAAAGTAAGAGCGTATGAGTAATCCGGCCTAACATTATCACCACTACCAACCGCTGGGACTATTTGGTATACACTTAATGTCGTTGTAGCTGGTACATTAAGTTTGGGTTTGTAACCAAATGCTTGTGCGATTGCAAATATATTCTTTTTCTCTTGAGCTTGCTCTAAGATAGATTCTCTTAATTGAATATCAGTATAGTATGAAAGAACATCACCAACATATGAGGCAAGTTCAAGAACCATCATACCCGGCGATGATTCATTAAAATCATTATAGGTTTGTGGGAAATATGTTTTTGTGAAATCAACAAGATTATCTCGGATTTCACCAAAGTCCCTACCTATTAAGTTTACATTCTTTTTTATTTTGTCAGCCATCTTACGCTTCCCTATGCTATCGATACACCAGCTTGTTCATCGACATTTAATATAATTATCTGATTTGCTCCACTTTCACCAACTGAAAAGGTTAGTGATACGTTCATTCGGTTTAGGTCTGCCTCTTCCGTAACTGAAATATCTTTTATGTTTATGTATGGTAACCAAAACTTTATGTCTTCTTCCAAACCAGCTTCCAATCTTCTTAAAAGTGGAATCTCAATATTTTCAAACAACATTGAAGGGATGTCTGTTCCAAACAAAGGTTGGAATGGTCGCTCACCTTTTCGTGTTAATAATAAATTTTTTAAATTAGATAATGCTTGTTCTTCAGTTGTGTAAGTACTGCTGAAAATAGGAACACCCCCCAAAGGAAACGGAATTCCAATTGCCGTATTCTTTTGTAGGTCTAACGGATTAATTCTCTTACTTACACGTTGTCTAGCCATTATTTACCTTTTTTAGTATTTATAGCTTTCATTAAACCAGAGTAATCTCTTGTTAATGCGCTAACTACTGCCTGACCGGCTTCCGTTTTTTGTAACTCTTGTGTAGATACTTGTCCACCTTCAGGCGTTTGTAATACTGAAGATTGTGGGTTCATCATACTACCAAATCCTTGAGCGTGTGATGAGTTGAATACTCTTGGCCCACCATCCAGATTTCTCCACTCACCACTTTGGGCAGTTTCGTTTAACATAGTATTTAACATACTGTTTTTGGTAAACGACTTTTGTTCTTTTCTTTGTTCAAAGATGTGGTCTACATCAAGCGGGTCTTTTTCAACAACTTTTGGTTGTGATTGTTTAACTTCTTTAAGGATAGATTCACGAATAGCCTTCTCACGTTTAGCTACTTCCTTCTTCACTTCTTCCTTAATAATAAGTTGAATTGCTTTTATTAGTTTCTTTGTATCCATAGTTATAAATATTATTTATCTATAATTATCTAATTAATTAATAATTAACTCCAAGGTAATAACGTAGTACCTATTGTGTAAGTACCAGTTCTCATATAAATGTCCACCGCATTTGAAAATTTAGTAGCAAATTGTTCTCTTGAGTTTGGTATGGGTCGTTGTGGCGTTCCCCATATCGATATTAATGATACCTTTAAAGCCGCTAATCCGGCGGGTGGAGTTGCGGCTGTTGCTCCTGCTGCTATCATACCTGCTGGGAATTGTGCCGTATATGCTGCTAACCAATTAGCGAAATTTATCATAAAATAACCATTACTCGCTGGAGGTATTCTACTCAGTCTTAAATTGGCTCTAAACGATTCATCCATCGGAGGTTTACCATTTACAGCATATATGATTGGATTACTATATGTGATTATAGCCTCACCAATAGTTTCTGCTGCGGAGTCATATACTTTACCACCATCCACTTGATTAAAGTATCTTAGTATTTCACTTTTTAATAAAGATTTTACTAAAGGCATCAGACTCCTATTGTGATATTTTTTGTTTTAATGCTTTAACTTTAGTAACAGCAGGCGCTAATGGGCCCGTAGGGCCAACTGGAGTTGGGTATTTACCATTAGCGATTGTTTCAAGAATATCCAATAGGTCATCCAAGTATGAATTTAATGCTACCTTATAATCTGATGTGGATAACCCAATATCACTTTTTGATGATAGTATCACCGAATCAGTTTTGGAGTTTATAGCAACTTGTTCAGAGTTAAGTATAATCTGAGAACCTTGGTATGTTGATGCTGGTGTTAATCCGCTACCAAGATTTGATGTGGATAAATTTACTTTTTGACCAGATGTAAGATATATTGATGAATCATCATCGTTAACATCTTCTATCACAAACTTGTTCCAACCGCTTGAGTTTTGTGTATTTCTAATAATAGTGATTGGTGATGTGGGGTCTCCTTTCCAAGAAGGTGATTGTGTGGTTTTTGAATTTGATGGAGTGTATCCTAATCTGATTGATTGTCCAAATCTACCCTCTATCAACACATCACCACTAAATGGTTGTAACGCAGATACATCCTTTACCTCTTCAAATCCAAAGTCAAACTTAAATGGTGTATCTGTATTTGATTCTGGATTTCCAGCTCCAGCCGATTGATAGTCAGATGCCCCAGCAGCACCTTGAAATGGTGTATTTGATTTTGGTAATGCATTGTGGTTTACGTTACGTTGTAACGATACTGAAGATATGTAGTAGTAGTTTTGACTTCTATGTTTACCAGAAGCGTTTGGTGATTGGTTCTGGACCAAGTATACTAACTCACCTATTACTGGCACCCGTTTGATATTAGTGTCTAATGGGTACGCTGTTATATCTACGAATGTCTTAGATAAGTTATTTACACTAACAACTATAGCGTGTAGATTATCGCTATCACTATCTTGTAGTTTTACTTCTTTTACGAGGCCAACCATTATTCCTCATCTCCATCTTTATTTGGTAAGTCTTTTTCAACTTCATTAATAGCATCCATCAATTGGCGCTTTTCTTCTTCAGATAACATAAATCCACCACCTTCAGCGGTGTTGTTATCTTTCATCATTCTTTGAACAATAGCGGCCAGTTTGATTAGGGCATCATCGTTCTTTACGGATATCTCAAGATATTCCTTTATTAATGGAACAACTACTGACGCATCATTTAGATTCTTAACCATTGGTTCAAGTTGAGCTATCAGTAGTTTTATTTGTCGGTCTTTCTTTTTTTGATTCGAGTAGATGTCAGACATCAAACTTGAAAAAGATTTACCTTTGAAAATTTCATCATCTTTAGTCATCGAATTCCTCTATCCTATGATTCAGTTTTAAAAATCCATCAACTGAGTAATCGGTGTATAGTTCTCTGTACAATATTTTTAACTTACCAATAACTTTTGTTATGTATTGAGTTTGTACACCAGTTCTCTCTCTAATAAGTATGTAAAGAGCCTTTTTGTTGTACGAATACAAATCTTGTCGAGTTCTAAATAACTCATTCACAGCATCAGCAATTTTTTGGTCTCTATCTTTTGCAAACAACTTATATAGATTGGCATCAATGTATCTTACATAATAATCAAAAAAATCTGAAACACCATCTCTTACTTGTTTATCGTAAACTTCATTTGTTATGTTACGAGTTGTATCAATGTAATTAACATCGGTTTTTTGTTTCATTCTCTGATAGTTCTGATTGTTCTCGTTGAATAAGTAGTTTCTTGCTACTACCGTAAAATACGAAAACGCTCTACCATTGGCTCCATTAAATTTATGAATCTTTTGATTTAGAAAAGCTACAACATTGGCTTTGACATCATCATATGGTACATCAAAGTAATATGTTTTATAAGTGTGAATTACATTCTCAGCAAGTTTATCAAATGGTTTGTGAATGAATCTATTATAAATTTTATTTTTAAGTTTTTGGTCATCACAACTATTGTATGCGTTTATAGCAATCTCAGTAATTTTTGTGAAGTACCTTTTTTTAGTTCTCTTCCTTGGCATAGTATTTTTCTAATTCGGAAATAATTTCATATAGGTTTTTAAATATAAACCCTGTTTCATCATCAGCCTCAAATGAACCTTTGGAATCTAACTCCTTCATTTTAGCCATAGCATTGTCAATTTTAGAAGCCATAGTTGAAATCATTTCTTCTTGTTCTAAAATAACATCTTCAGAAGCTTCGTTCTTACGAAGAAGATTCCAAGTTGTAAATGCAAACGTGATTGTCGCTACTGACAATAATATAATTGTTATAACCATTATTCTACAATATCTTTAAATGCGTCAAATACACTTTTAGTATCAGTAGTACTATTAGCAAAAGTTTCACTTAGGTTACCCTTCTTTGGTCTACCACTTTTTTTTGTACGAGTGGATTTTAAAGGGTTCATCTCATTCTCCCATCTTTTGTTTTCATAGATAGCAGCCATTTGGTCAGCTGTATGCATTATGAATGGGATTGAAGTAGCAAGTCTATCATCATTATTGTATTTGATGTAGTACTCTTTATTGTTCTCATCATAAAGACCATCAGTCAATCTCATACCAATCATTTCTTCTTCAGTATATTTCACACCAAAGTGTTGGAGATTATACATTGTTCGGTCATTAAGATTCATCCAATGAATATTTGGATTTGTTTTATAAATCTTACCTTGATTTTTTACGTGCCACTCAGAATCATTCTTGATGTAATAATCAGCATCAGGCGTTCCTAACTTTCCTAAGTCGTGGTGGAGTGCTGTAAAGATGAGAGTCTCTTTGTCAAACTCTTCCATAATCATACCAAGGTCTTGCCATAGGTCATACACTTTCAAAGCGTTACGAGTTACACGAAGAACGTGGTCAACATATCCACCAGGAAAAGCATTATGGTAATGTTCAACTGAAGATGCTGGTGTGTAAATCATTCTCTCTTCAAAATGGTCGTACATCTTGTTAAGAGCTTCCAACCTTTCACCAGAAAAAGTTTGGTTAATTAATTTGCGGAACTTCTCGTAATTTGCTACGAGCTCCTCTGCGGTGAAAAAATCTAACATAACTTAAATAATTTTATCAATGATACCCAAATCTAAAGCCTTTTCGGCTGACATAAAGTAATCTGAAGATGAAATACCTTCCCAATACTTTTTGTCTTTATTTGTATTGTCAGCCATAAGTTGATTACAATCGCTCTCCAACTCTTCACTAAACTTAGCATTTGATTTTACATCACTCAATTTACCAACCACAACAGTTGACAATTGGTGAACCATAATCTTAGAGTGTTTAGATGCAGCACGGATGCCAGTACCACACGTTAGAAGAAGTGCAGCGGCTGACATAGCTGCTCCTCTTACAATGATATTAAACTTAATACCTTGGTCTTTTTGTGATTTGATATAATCAATCAACGCAAGGGTCTCAATAACATCACCACCTGGTGAATTGAGTAGAATATTAATGGTATCCAATTCACCATTAATTTTTTTGAGTAGTCTAACTTTAGATACTATATCAAATGTAAGTCCAGCTTGAATCTCATCTTGAATTAAGATTACATTATCAGTTGTATCAATACCATAGTCAAATTCTCTATAATATCTACGTTGTGTATCATTGCCATCTACTGGCTCATAGTTTACTTCCATATTACCAGCCGATGTCGTGCTTCCGTATAATTCATCCATTATAAACGATATTTTTTTATTTTATTTAACTAAATATACAAAAATTATTTGAATAATCCAAACTTATCTTCGGTATATATGTTTTATTCTTTTTGGAGGTTTCTCGCCATATAGTTTTTTGGCTTCATCAGTTGTGGGTATAAACTCTACATCTGACTTTTCAGTTTTTGTTTTTTCAGAAATTTCTGATACTTCTTCCACTTTTTCTTTTGGAGTTTTGCTTCCCTCTTCTCCCACTTCATCTTTAGGTATTGATACTTGCTTCTGCTTCCCGCTCGAATCAACATTGGGTGTAGGTAACACTTCATCAGTATCGCTGATATCAGTACTCCGAATACTATCTTCAATTCCATCCTCTTCCTTTTTTGTTAATTTGTTTAGTGCTATTACCATAGCAATCGCTAATGGGTCAAACACAAATACGATTAGTAATGTAAACCAATTTACAATCACATTCATTGGTCTACCTGTTATTTGAGACATATATCTCAATGGGCCAATTTCACCCGCTACTTCATTGTTTGATTCTAAATCTAAAATTTGTAAATCTAACTTAGTTATAGAATCAGTTACAGCTTCCATTTTTATAGAAACTAAATTTCGTTGTTCTTTCATATCATCTAACTGAGCATTCAATACTCTACGAGTTGATGAAGATGTTGTGGTGATAATCTCACCCGTTTCCTTATCTTTGTATTGAATAGTATTGTTAGATAACCCTTTCGTTAACTCTGATATAGATGTGTTTAGTTGTTCTCTTTCAATCTTATAGCCATCTAATGATTCCGAAAACCTATCTTTCTTTAACTCAATTACGTTTATTTGTTTGTCCATAATTCCTAACTGGTCGGATGTTTTTTGATATGCCGATGTTAAGAATCCATATATACCTGCGGATGTGATTACCATTAGTACACCAACTGCTATTGTTAGATACCACTTCATCCACCCAGCCTTTTTCCAATTGTTATGTAGGTATGATGCTACGACCAACTTAGATAACTCTAAAGCCCCAGCCATAATAATCACCTCGAATCTAGCTCCAGCAAAAAGAGAACTCAATCCGAAGACTGAGTAGTATGCCGCTGAACCAGCCAAGGCGAATGTACTTATAATCATCAAGAAGACAAAACCATTCCTCTTGTTAAAAAATTTTTTCATTTTCTTTCCAAAATATAGTTTTATTAACTTTTAAATCTGTACTTATTATCAAACTACGTTTTCGCTAAGCAGCTCAAGCTAATAACTTTTTGATACACATAAATATCAAAAAACTTAATAATAAATAATTAAAATCAAGCTTTCCCCATACTATGCCCTTTTGGGTGTTTACCAAAATTGGAAAGATAATCTAATACAGTCAGTTCTTTCATCTTAGCCTCGACCTCAATATCGAGAGAATGACCATATGTGTTAATTTCAGAATAGATGTAATCAGAGTGAGCTTGTGGTTTTACACCCTCTTCTTCTAAGGTACGAGATTCAGAATAGTGTACCAATGGTTTGTAGTCACCCCAAGTTGACATAGCCAACTCAAGTGCCTCTTGTTCACTCAGTCCACCAGTATTGAACTTATGGTGGTGATAGTCAAAGGTAATCGGAATACCAATTTTCTCGTGTAGATACATAAGGTCTTTGACTGAGTACATACTAGCCTTGTCATCGTTTTCTACAACCAATCTTGATTGTACTGACTCAGGTAACCTTTCAAAGTTTTTACAAAACCTATCCATAGCGGATTGTTTGTCACCATACACACCATTACAATGTATATTGATTGGGTTGTAGTGACTTCTCTCTAACCCCATAAGGTCAAAGTGTTCTCCGTGTATAGATAAGTCTTTGATGGTGTTGTCTACGACTCTCTGATTGGGAGATACAAGAACATTGAATGGGCCAGGATGTGATGTGATTCTCTGACCATACTTTTTAGCCAAAGTACCTGCTCCCTTGAGTACGTTACTAAACTTCTCATAGTCTGGCATATCCGACAACTTGAACTCACTAGCCCACGGAACTAAGTCAGAAGACATACGAAAGAGTTTAAAGCCATTCCTTTCATTCCATTTGATAATCTCTACAAGGTCTTTTGCGTTTTGTAGAGCAAGGTCTGATGACCTTGTGATACCTTCTTTGAGGAAAGTCTTTTTAATCATACTACGATTAGTAGTAATCTTGTCTTTCCGAAGGGTCATATTGATACAGCAATATCCGAGATTTGTCATACTTTTTTATTTTACTATATAAAAATACAAAAAAAAGGGGACTTATACAAGCCCCCAGTGTTAAATAATTGTTAAATTTTAAACAAGTACTACGTTACCTTCAATCCGGTTTTAGCAGTTATTCTCCCCCACAATGCCACTATTTGTCCAACAAAGAACATTACACCAGCAACCACATTGTCAGCCGACTCAACAACACTGTCAGCATTTAAAATTTCATTTGTAGCACCTTGGATATCAACATTACCATTTGTCATTGAGAAAACGATAGCTGATACTGATGATATAACTAATCCAATTATAGTTTTGGATTTATACCAAGCTTTTGCTTCATTAAACTTTTCATTAACAATTCCATCCATAAAAAACTCCATAGTTTTACGATACGAATATCAGATTAATAAATAATTTCATTGATAAGTAGTTCTAAAAAATTACCAAAAACATCTTTTTGGATAAAATTATACTATACGAACTAACTTAAATAAAATAGTATATAAAAAGGGGGATTCAAAAGAACCCCCCCTTATGTTAAGTCCGTTTCAAATATCTTCCCACTCGACATCCGTAACTTCTTGGCAAAAATAGAAAAAGCCATCTTTTCGTAATACAATATCAGCGTTCAAGTGGGATTTCCAGGTAGCGACAATTGGTAATTGGTCTTCTCTTATTTTCCTTAAAACCAAATAGAGTTTGTCATTAAATGTAACCTTGTCGTACCTAAACCAATTCAACTTACTTAACTTTTACTGTAATACTTTTGGATTTACGGTCTTCGTATTTTGGAATTTCAATACTCAACAACCCATCTTTAGCAACAGCACTTGTCTGATTTAAATCAAAAGCATCGTGGATTTTAAATTTCTTTTCAAACTTTCTATTACCACTTTCACCCTTGATAAGCAAGAATCGGTCTTCTACTTTCACCTCGATGTCTTTGTTTGACAAACCAGGAACTTCAAATTCCATAGTCAACACATCATCAAGAACTCTAGCGTTAGTAGTTGAAATTCGTTGGTCTTCTAAATCCCAATTCAAATAGGAATCAAAAACCTTGTTAAATGTAGAATCAAATAGTGTCATATATTACCCTTTTTAATGTTAATTTGTTATTAAAAGAACAAAAGTAATACCAATAGTGTATTTTATTACACTTTGTCAGGTTGTCAGACATTTTGTCAGTTCATTGACACTGGATTACTATGACCAATCAAATTGTAAATCATAACATCATCACCGTTTGAATCTAAGTACTCTAATATAAAACCATCCATCATAAACATTCTAACAGTGTTTTCCAAAACTGTTCTATTAGGACATTTTATAATAAATGTTGTGTCATCGATAATCACATCTACGGCTACTTTACGAGATTTCTCTGAATCTTCTAAGTAGGAAATGTCATCCTCATCGAGTTCAAAATCTACCCAAGGTTCATCTTCATCTAATTCTAATTCACCATACAAGTAGTCGTGAAGATAATAAACTTTAGTAACATCATCTAAATGCATAAAGTAGTTGTATTCAGACTCATCCCAATCCATAATATCTCCTTTACTATAAATATTACTCATACCTAGCTTTCCAAAGATTATTTAAAAAATACAATGCTTCTTTGTTTAAAACACCTTTATCTGAATTGATAAACTCTTTAAAGATGTCAATGAGGTTTAGTACATATTCAGAAGTATGAACTGTTGTTATCCTTACCAACCTATCGTTAGCGTTGTCTCTATAAGTTAAATTAGATTCGGATATGGTTTCATCTCGAATGATATTTTTTATGTTGTTCTTAGCTAATGTATAATACGGGTCTTTTTTTTCTACAATAACATCCCGTACTGTAATTAGATAATCGGACAAGCCGCTAGACTCATCCGATTTATCAAACATACTAAAAATATCAGTTTTCTCAGACACCTAACCTATACTTTTTCCTTGCGGTATCCATCGCTTGGGAAACAGTATGTAAAATACGATTACACTCAGCGTATGTTAACTCAACCTCAATGTTACCTAAATGTAGATACCCTATCTTTTGAGGGCCGGATGGGTATTCATCGAAGTCAAAATCTTCGTGCATTTGAAAGTCGATAGTTGGCCATAACTTACCATATCTCTTTTCTTGCTTCTCCCTAAACTCTTCAGTAATACCGAATGATTGATTTACAAAACCACCTCTGTGTTTTTTGTTGAACTTCTTCATAAACTAAAAATAATTTGTTTCCTATAAATAGTTTTTAGAAGATTAATAAACTTACTTTTTT